GCGTGAATTTACGGTGTAGGCCTTGTTGATATGCAGTATCAGGAACGACAGAAACAAAGCCAATGATAACTCCATGTTCTTCGGCACGGTAACTGAATGTTTTACCACCACCGACGGAAATGCCATGACCGGCCATAGTACCAACGGCAATGTCGTCGTCAGTATTTTGAGCAGTTGCAAGCACTTCGGAGATAACCATATTTTGAAAGTCACCGCCGATGTATTCAGGACGCTGCAAACGAGCGTCGGACGATTGAACGCCGAAATGGGAGTAGATACTCTCGATATAACGAGTACCACCACGGGCATTTTTTTCGAACCATTCCTGAATTTTGAAAGCAAGGCGGAGCGCATTTATGGTTTGGGCTGCTGCTTGTATGTTGACAGCAAGGGTTCCGTTAGGATCATAAGCGCTAGGATCGGTGCCAACATGCAAAGAACGGAGCAAAGGAGAAGGGCCGGAAGACTGTTCGAGAGCGCCAGCAGGTGAAAGAGCGCCAGTAACAGGGTCGCGCATAATACCACCGGCAGTACCAGAATCCTGATTACGAAACTCCACTTCGACCTGTTGAGCCGAAGTAAGTGGGATTGATACAGCAGGGCCCTTTTGAGCAAAGGGAAGACTACCTGTGAAATAATCGTGTTCCCAAGCACGTTGAAGAGGATATATAACCTCCCCTTCAGGACCATACCAGTCAGAATTATCCCCCGGAGAGAGCGGGGAGAAAACGGGGTCTTGGAGGTTTTCGTCTCGAAAGTATTCATCCCAGATAAGATTGTAAGCGGCGAGAAAATAAGGTGAAAGTTTTTCGGGTTTATCAATAGGAGCGTCCGTTGGCATACCCAGATGATCGGCGACAGAGCCGGAAGCATAAGGAACGTCAGATACTTGTACGTAAGGCGCTTCAACAGGTTGTTCGTTAGTAATCCATTTATCCCAGAGGGGAAATAACAAACGGTTTGGAACAAAGAAGAAGTTTGTCTTAACACGTACTTTGTGCATGACGGGAGAAATAAGCGGCATAAACCGGAGGAAGTTTTGAGTGGAGAACGTCCACACATCACCCGGAATTACCTCTTCGGCCAGCGTTGGTATGAGTTGACCCATACGAAACGAGGTCTTAAGATCATGTGACATATCGAAATTATTAGAATCGACACGCGGCACATAAATCGAATTAAAAATGTTTTTACCTCTTTTAGACATAAGGCGTTTAGTTTTAAAAGTTAGAGACGAATGCCACCGCGAGCGATGAGCATACCACGACCACGGCCGCGACGATTAGAACGACCGCGACGACGAGAACGAGAACGAGAAAATCTCATAATTAAAGATTTTGATTGTGATTGCATTAGTGCGTATTGTGACCATAGACGAGAAATTAAAGGATTAATACTTAGGTCCGGGAAACCCCTTCATTTCTGGAGGTAGAGACTGTAAAGGTTGCAACGGATTCATCGTTGTACTGTCACCGAATATACGACCGAGTAAGGAGGCGCCGAAACGTTGCCAGAGAGGGTCAGACCAAGAAGCATTATTGCGTTTTAAAGCAATTTCGAGGTCTTTTAACGTACCATCCTTTTCGAGGTTGTTGATACGAGAACGAATTTCAGCCGCTTGAGCGCGGGAAAGTGAACGGCCAGTGCGCATACTAAGAACACGTTCGGCAGCCTCTCGGAGATTTGAGGCGTTTTGCATTGCTTCGCGTGTATCACGACGTAAGTTAATATCAATAGACTGCTTTAGTTGCTCTAAAGCAGCCCTACGGAAATCAAGAGAATTACCACGAAGGTCAGTTTCAAGACCAAGGTCGAAGATCGAACGATTAGTAGTAGCCTCTGTTGCACGGGTTTGTGCTGCTTTGAGCGCAGCCTCTTCATCGAGTACGGTACCTTGTCTTTTAAGGTTGTCAGCAGTTGCTTGTTTAATCTGTGTATCATAGAAAGCATCAATACCGGCAGCGCCGGCGTTACCAAGAGCGTTACCCCATTCGGGAGCGCGTGTGTCGGGTTGATGGAAGTCGGGTGTTTGTACTGATCCGGCATTACCGGAATTACCCTGTCCATATATCAAGTTAGGATTTAACCCCGCTTCCTGAAAGCGTTGCATTTGCGCCTGTGGGGAGTTGTAGGTATTTTGTAAGTTCCAGAAATCAAGGTTATCCTGTTTCTGACGATCATACATGTGTTCGGAGAACTTACGGTTTTTCCGGTTCATATTACCTTGAGAACCGGCATTAATAGCGCCGCCAGCGAGTTGAGCACCGGCAGCAATTAGCGGTACTACGAGTGGTCCGGGCATTAGAGAATCATTGTAAGTTTAACAGAAGTAAAGTATTCAACTTTACCAGACATTTTCAGTTCATACTTGTCATCGGGATTCATACCGGACAGTTTGTTCTTCAGTTGCTCGATACGGGCAAGAGAATCGCCAATAGATTCAATTTGTACTTCGAGCATTTCAAGTATGTCTTTTACAGTGTAAGAGACAAAAGGTAGGTCGAGTTGTTCCGGTTCCGGAACAGATTTAGGACGAGCCATAGTTTATAGATTAATTTGTAAGAAATTTATCTTCGCGCATTACTGCGCGTTTAGACACCTAACAGCCAACAGGTCAATGAACTACGTCTGCTTCGCTTCAAACGCTGCGCTAATTACGCTCATTATTACTTATTATTTTAGCCTGTTGGTTTTGGTTGGTGTCAATGGGCCATTATACATCAAGGAAAAATGGCCCACGCAACACAGTTGCTTCCCGGCCGCCTTCCTCGTTTTTGGTCGGCGGCAAGCCGCCGACCAAAAACTTGGTCGGCGGCTAATGAATTGATTGTCAAATTCATAAGAGTACACCATCCGTTACAGGATGGACGCATAAGTAGAGTGGGGGGACGTTCCGCCGTCCCCCCAAACCCCCCTCCCGTCCATAAAAGTTGCGTGTTTACTTTAACACTTTATTAACAGGGGGTTCCTCCTCCTTCGGGGGTTCAGGTTGGGTTTTTTGCTTCGCAGCAATTAACGCATCTTCCTGAACACGAAGGTCCGAGTAATCCGCTTCCGCAGTTTGTAGACGTTGATCGAGGTCCGCTTTAAGGTTACGAGCATAGTCTATACGTGTGAGTTCATCCCACTTTTCCCAATTATCGGGGAGGAGTTCGTTATCCGTATAAGCGGGGGTGAAGACTTCGACATTACCACCTTGAGCATATTTTTCGACCATCTCTTTAAGAGTTGGAACCATACCGGGGGTAGTTTTTGAAGGTAAGATATTTACCTCCGCTACGCGGGGATTGTCATTAGGTGGATAGATAAGAGACACTTGTTCACCGTCATCATTTACGGTGTTTGAGATCAAGGTCATCTTACGATGATAGTTGGCGTACGTGATAATACGGCTCATATCTTTCGCTGATTCTGATTGTTATAAAAACGGGTTGATCTTCCTTGACGGCATTTATCCTGATATTCCTCATAGGTCATATACTGGGACAGTTCATTAAACCACATTTTACGTTCGTTAGTCTCTTGTTTGAGAATTGCGGCTTGTACAATACCAAGTTGTTGTTCCTTTTCCGATTCCGTAAATATTTTATTACGATAGAAACGGGGCATGGGTACTTTGTGACCTGATAATTTAGTTACGAACAAATCACCAATATTAGACTTGTGAAATCTTTTTACCTCATTAGAGAGATAGCAAGCACCGAGACCTTTTGACATTAAAGCAAATTCGGGTACACGGTCATCCCTTGAGTGAGTTTTACGGAAGGTTGCCTTGTCAATATACTTCATTGTATAAGCGACTGAATCGCTTGTCACTTTACCTACATGTATAGTACCGAGATGTTTACCGTCGAGTTTCCAAGCATCAAAGAAATGCTGTGAATCGGGACAATTAAATACAATTGCATGAAAATGCGGGCGTTTATTCTGTGTACCATATTCGCCAGCGCAATAATATTTGAGAGTAACGTCAGGGCATAATTTACGTAGACGTTTCATGTAATCTTGAAAATCGGACTTGCGTAAAGTCATAAATCCGTTTTCAGAGATAGGGACGTGGGTTGTGTCATAAGTTAGAGTAACAAAGTGAGCGGAGGAGGAATGTTTTTCCTCCTCCATTAATCTAAATACCCACTCATTAACACGGCGCATTTTACAAGGTGCGCATTTACCACATGGGACCGGCACGCGTTCGCCGCGTGCAGATGTAACGAAGAATGGAGAATCGCATTTCATTTAAAATTGAGGTATTCCGTATCGTGGCAGTTTACGGTTGACACGGGCGTTAATAAAACAGTGAGCGACGATGTGATCTTCCTCAGGAGAAGTAACGGCAAAAATACGGGTTGAAGGGTCACACTTGATGAATTGCGCGTTAAGCGCGGGGTCGGTCGCAAATATGCGACCAAGATGCCAGAAGTTAAGTGTGGTTTTCATAGCGCCGGAGACACGGGACGAAGCGTATTTATATTCAGCATAACGGGGAACATAACCAAAGATGCCAGTTGGAACGGAATGTTCAAAATAAACCTCCTTATTAAGTACCTCTTGTCCACCAATGTTACCGAATGCCGGCCACGCGCGATCTAATGGAGTAAAGCGCGTGACTTTACAATGCAGA